AGCTGGAGTGCCACCACTAAATGTTAAAGTGTGAGTTCCACTTCCTCTCCAACCTCCACCTACAAAATTAAATTCACCAGCATCCCAGCTATTTCCAAAAATTTGAGTTCCACCACTACCATGACCACCTGTTACTCTTGTTGGATTTCCAGAATACCCATAAACTACCCATACAAATACAGCAGTATCTGAGAAAGTACTACTAAAAGATAGACCTAATGTTCCAGATGTTGTTGTTGAATTAGTTGTTATATACCACCAACCTGTATCTGTTTGGTTTGTTGAATGACCAGTACCACTTACATTAGTGGCATTACCAAATGGTGTAGATACATTAGTACAAACTCTAGTTGTACCACCTTTCTTCACATCAAAAAGTATCATTCTATCTACTCCAGCTTCACCGAAGTCGTTGTGTGTCCAATTTACAAAACTTGCATTTGGTGTATACCTCTGGTAGCCTGCATACACAGCTTCTTTTCTACTTAGACTAATACCTCTACCAAATCCTTTACTTGAACCAGCACCAAATGTAGTAAGTAATGGGGACATATTTTACCTACGCGTATTGTAACTGTCCAGCAAAGACTGAGAATGTTGCTGATGCTGTTTTCAAAATAGTAAATGTATATACATCTACACTGTTAGCATTACCACTAGATGGTGCTGATCCTCCAGACCATTTTGGAGTTACACTAGAACCATCTACTTGATAAGTGTTTAAATAATAAGCAGTACCACCTTGAGTTATTAATAAAGCAAAAGTCATTGATTCACCAACTGCCATAATGGAATCTAATGTTGTAGAACCATCACCTCTAAAGTTAACAGTTCTATTTGCAGTCTGAGCTGTATCATAAAATATAACTGCTTGTGTGAGAGCATCAAAGTTAATTGTGCCAGTTGTAGAATTATCTATTGTTGCTTTTTCTATTGCTTCAGCGATTGATAATGTACCGTGAATTTTTACGACACCATCAGAGTATATACGCATGGCTTCAGAAGCATTAACATTGAATCTCATATCTTCGCTTGTTCGGTCTAGCATAATGTAGTTAGCATCTGCATCAGCAAAATTGTCGTGGTCAAATACAATAGCAGGATTAGCACCACCAGAACCTGTGTCAGTTCTTATCGTTCCAGCAACGTGTAGCTTTGTGCCTAGAGCTGTGTCAACACTAGTAATACCAATACCAACATCACCAGATATATTGATATTAGTATCTAGTTTAGCACTTGTAATAGAACCATCAGCTAGTTTATCTGTACTAATAGCACCATCAGCTATATCGGCTGTATCTACACCATCTGCTATATCTCTTGCCTTAGTCATGTGTTGCTCCTATTCTGGTTTTACTGGCATAATGAATGTGTTAGGGAAGTCTGCTTGTTGTGGTATATCTCTTAATGCTTGACGATATGTTCTCATAGCATCAGACATAGTTACATCACTAGCACCTGCCCAATCAGTTTCAGCTAGTAGTTTGTTTCTGTGTTGTCTTACAAACTCTGCATCAGATGATGTGTATTCTTCTCCACTATCAATTACTCTAAGTATGTGCATTAGCTAAATTTCTCCTCGTTGCTGATATAAACATTTGTTCCACCATCTGCTGTCCAAAACTCATAGGTGTATCTGCCAGTACTTCCAACAGTTTCTGCTGGTGTGTTTTGAACTGATGATGGTAAAGTTAATGAAAATACTTCTCCTGTTGAAAACTCGTAAACAGTAGTACCAGCAGTGTCCATCATATATAATGATGCACCTGAGTTAGAAAAGTGTAAAGACGACAAACTAGCACTAATAGCAGAATAATCGTAATCAATAGATGCGTAACTAGCTGTACTAATATCCCAAGCAGTAGATAAACTGTATTCCCTAATTGTATCTATATAAGTACCACTAACATGATTGATAAAAAGTTTTGTCCCATCATCATTAAGCTCAAAAGTTTGATGAGTAGAACCTACAGAGAAAGATTTAGTTGCATAAGACATAGTAGAAATGTCATAAGCTGTAGTTAATGTATATTGGAATATAATATTATTTGTAGTATCGTTAATGTAAGCAATAGTACCATCATCATTAAATGTAAACGCCCTAGGATAACTTGCAGCCATCTGCCCTGTAACACTAAAAGAAGTAGTGAAACTTGCTGAACTAATATCCCAAGCTGTGCCTAATGTAAATTCGTGTATTTTTCCTGCATCTGCTCCTGCAAAATTAACTGTATAAAATTTAGTACCATTAGGGTTGAATGTTACGTCAATTAAATATGTTTTGTTTGTGCTGTATTGTTGAACATAACTTGCTGTTGAAATATCATATGGGGTACTTAATGAGTATTGATCAACATAATTGTCTGCTGCTGTAGAACTTAACTCACCTATATATAACTTAGTGCCATCATCACCCACATGCAATCCATAACTACTTGTAATAGTGGGAGCAAAAGTTCTGCCTGTATTGGTAATGTTTTGCAAATCATAGCTATTACCAATAGCAGGCTCAAAAGTATAAGTCCATTGAGCTTCTGTAGGAACATTAGTAAATGAAACTGTTGTGTCTGCTGTCAATGTACCTTGATTGAAGAAGTTATAAGTACCTACATCTAATGATGGTGTTCCACCACTAACTGCATTATAAGCAAATGGTGAAGCAGAGTCTGCCCAACTAAATGTTCCATCTCCATCTGATTTTAATACTTGTCCTGCTGTTCCATTGCCAGATACATCTAATTGTGTAGCACCTACAGCATCATCAGCTATGTTAGCTGTATCTACCTTGCCATACTCTAGTGCAGTACCACCAGCATTAACTTGTAATACTTCATCAGCACTACCTAAAGAACCTAGTCCTGTACCACCTCTTGCATATCCTAGTGTACCACTTGTTATCGCTGAAGCTGCAATAGTGGCAACATTGAAAGTACCATAAGCAATAATATCAACGGAATCAGTACCACTAATACCAATAGGACTAGCAAAAACCACGCTATTCCCACTAGTAACAGTAACATCCGTTCCGTTAACCATTTTAATACCATTAAGATATACATCCACATACGGTGGATCATAAATAAGCGTATTACCATTTGAATCTGTACCAGTTACTGTTGTTGTTGAAGAACTAAAAGAATATTGGAATCTATCTGATGTACCATTAATACTAGATCCTGCATTTTGCCACCCTGATGATCCGTATACTTTCATAGCATTTGATGTTGTATCAAAGTATAACGCACCTATAAGTAAAGCATCCCCATCATTGTCTAAAGCAGGGGCAGATGATTTAGGGCCTAAGTATCTATCATCAAAACTATCATAAGAAGCAGCAGCAGCCGTTTCAGATGCAGCAGCATTTGTAGCAGATGTTGAAGCACTGTTTGAGTAAGTTAACGCATTACTTGCGTATGTTTGAGCAGCATTTTCACTTGTTGACGCATTAGATGCACTCGTAGCTGCTGAAGTTGCACTTTGAGAAGCTGCAGTTGCAAATGTACTTGCTTCATTTCTATAAGTTAATGCACTTGCTTCACTAGAATTTGCACTTGTAGCTGATGATGCAGCAGAAGTAGCTGAACTTGCAGCTGAAGTGGCAGATGTTGCGGCATTAGTTTCTGAGGTAGCAGCGTTTGTTTCGCTTGTAGCCGCATTACTTTCTGATGTAGCAGCTGCTGTAGCAGAAGTAGATGCGCTTGTTGCTGATGTACTAGCATTTGTTTCAGATGTAGATGCGTTGCTTTCTGAAGTCGCAGCATTACTTGCGGAGGTAGCGGCAGCAGTGGCTGATGATGCAGCGGCTGTTGCGCTAGAAGCTGCGGAAGTTGCGCTTGATGTAGCACTAGCAGCATCTACAATTAAATCCCATTTTGCACTATCTGTATTGGATGATAATGGTTGTGATCCTGATGATGTATGTGATGTATTACATAAATAAATATTATTGTTTGATGTATCTTTAACTAGATCCCTAGCATTATAATCAGTTGCTGATCCCCAGTTTCCTTGATAAGTACCAAGTTCTTGTGTAACAGATATTTCACCGTTATCATCAAATGCTAATATCTTGTTAGCTCTTTCTGCTGATCCTACTGTAAATTCAGTAGAAGTCATAGTGTTTGTTCTGGATAGTTTTATAGATCTATCAACTTCTTCTTGTAGTTCCTGTGCTATAACAATAGCCCTATCAAATGCACCTTCTACAGTTTCTGCTGTAAACGGATCGTTTTCTACAAGATCAACGCTCTGTGTTTGTGTTGTTTCTCTGCGTAATACAACTGTTTCTGTTGATAATGGAGCAGTAACAAATGTAACGTTACCACCACCAGCAGATCCTACACCTGATACAGTGTAATCTGTTGTGAGTGTTTTAACAGTTTCAGTTCCGTTAGCTGAACGCACAATAACTTCAATATCCCCTTCTGCAAGGATCTTGTATGTGTATGCGAACACTGTGTTACTACCGTTGCCTGAGTAACTGTTCTTTATTGTTGTAGTTGTTATAGTCATTTGCCGCTCCTATAAGGTTTTATTTTACTGAAAAACCAGTTTTTTGTCCACATTTATTCTTCTATTGTTTCTTCTATTGTTTTTAAAGCGTTATTTGTTATATCTATCATATTCATATAAAATTGATCTATTAATTGTCTTTTGTCATTAGGGCTAATCTCGTCATTTTGATATATTAGATCTATAACATCCCCTAAGTCTTTTAACATTGGGGCAGTCTGAAGCAACAAAAACGTATCAGAATCAAAACCTCCTGCTAATTTCATGGCTTCTTGAGCCTTGTTATCTTCCATTAACATATCAAAAGTAGCTTGTTTAGTAGCCACAGGTTTATACAATTCCCAAAATTTTTGTATTGGCTCTGCGCTAGCACTAGGATTTCTAACTACAAATGCACCAACCATAGGTATTTCTGATAAATTCTGAACCCAATTATCTGACCATGGTTTTACTGGCGGCTTTGAAATTCCAGCTTTTTTAAAAGAATAATCTAAAACGTCTAACACATACTTTCCAAGACCACCAGTCCAACTAGTAATATAATTTTGAACTTTTAAAGGGCTATCCAAACTTGGCCCAACAAGTTCTTCCCAACCCAAAGTATTTCTTAATTTAGCAGCAGCTTGAGCTATTAATGTTGCTGTTGGGCTAGTGTATTCTGTTGTTTGATACTCAGGCAAAACTCTTTCCAAACTATATGGCA